GGACGCATCCACGGGCAGCAACAGGACGCCGGCGGCGTTTTGCGAACCGTCGGTGGCGGCGGGCGCGAGCTGCGTCACTTTGCCGCTGGCGGTGATGAGGCCGATGACCGTCCCAGTGGCCAGGTTCTGGCCGGAGACGACCACCACTTCATCGCGGCTGTAGAGGCTCTCGTCTTCGTACTTGAGCCAGTCGCCGAGATAGTTCTGTTCCGATTGAACGGGCATGTTAGTTCACTCCTTTCCCGGCGAGGCGTTCGACGGCCTTCAGGACCGGATTGTTCTCGGGATTCGTCTTCACGCTCGTGGCGGCGTCCGGCAGGACGTGCGAGCGGATCTCGTCGTGACCGGCTTCGGCCCGCAGGGCGAGCAGTTCCTTGCGGACGTCGGCCGCCGGGAGATGGCGGGCGATGAAGTCACCGGCGAGCGCGGGCCGGCCGGCGATGGCGCACAGCACGACGATCTCGGCCGCCTCGGCGTAGCCCTGCTCGCGGGCTGAGGCCTCGATCGCGGCGAGATCGGGGACGGGCGGACTCATGGCCGCCTGATTGGTTTCGGACACGGTAGTTTCTCCTTTGCTGAAGTTGGGTTTGGACAACGACTCGGCCATGGCGGCGAGAGCTTCGCGGAACGTGCCGACGCGGTCGGCAAAGCCGCGATTTACGCTATCCTCGCCGTACAGGATGCCCGCTTCGGTGCCGCGCACGGCCGCGGCGCTCACACCCCGGCGGCGGGCCACGGCCTCGACGAACATGCCGTAGAGGCGCTCGACCTCGGCCACCAGCACGTCGCGGGCGCCTTCTGACAGCGGCTCGTGCGGATTGAAATCGTTCTTCCGGTCGCCCGCGAAGATGGTCGTGTACCGGAGGCCGTTGGCCGCGTCCCATCCGCTCTGGTCGAGGTGCATCGCGATGATGCCCACCGAACCGACGCCGCCCGTGCGCGTGACCCAGATGCGGTCTGCTGCCGACGCCAGCAAATACCCCGCGCTGAGGGCCCAGTCGTCCACCGAAGCCCAGACCGGCTTGATCCGCGCGGCCTCTTCGATCAGACCGGCGACATCCCAGGCACCGTTGGCCTCGCCGCCGTAACTGTCGAAGCGCAGCAGGATGCCCCTGACCTGAGGGTCCGTCGCGGCGTCGAGGATCTCGTTACCCAACTGCTCATACGAAGTGAGCCCCGATTGGGCATCCATTCCGGATGCGCGGTTCACCAGGCTGCCGGCGACCTCGATTACCGCCACACCCGCATCGGTGACGGCGTAGGGCTTCCGCGACCGCTGCTCGGTGAGCATCGCGGCCTCCACCGCAGGCGGCTCCACGCCAAGGCGCGGTGCGAGCACTGCCAGGATCGCCGCCAGTTTCTTTGAGTCGATCATCAGCGGCGTGTTGAACACCCGCGAGGCGATGTGCGAAAGGTTCGTCATTGGATTTCCGTTGCCGGTTCCTTCTCGGCCACTCGTTGCCCGTTGCCGGTGGTCTTGCGGGGATCGGAGTCGAACGTCAGGCCGAGCGAATCCGCGCGCGTGTTGTCGGCGGCGACTTGCCGGTCGACGTCTTCCTCGTCGTAGCCCATCTCGTTGATGACGGCGCTGCGTGGCTTGAAGCCCGCGCGCACGGCCACGACCTCGGCGTTCATGTCCTTCAGCGGATCGACCCAATCCCAGGATGGCGGCCGCCATTCGACGTCAAGGTAGGCGTCCCGGTTGCGCTCGTAGTCGAGCGCATTGATCGCGCCGGCCATCACAGCCGCCTCGATCCAGGCGCGCCACACGGGACGGCAGAACTGAAACACCATCACCTGGTGCTGGAACTGTTCGCAGCGCCGCCGGAACTCGAGCAGGCCCGCGCGGATCGAGGAGTAGTTGACGCGCTCCAGATCGCCGGTCAACTGCTCGTAGGTGATGCCGAGGCCCGCGGCGATGGCGCGCAACTGCACCCGCATGAACTCCGTGTACATGCCGCCCACATCGCCCGGCTCGGTGAACTTCACGTCCTCGCCGGGCAGCAGCTTCACCATCGAGCCCGGCTCGATCCCGGCGAGCGGCGCGCCGCCCGCGTCCGTCTCGCCTTCGCCCGGCTTGCTCCCGATCACCGGGTCCTCGGGGTGGTTCTCGGTGATGAAGGCCGCGAACATCGCCGCCAGCTTCTTGCGCACCAATTCCGCGTCGTCGTACTGGTCCAGTTCGTGGAGCTTCACCAGCACCTGCGTGAGCCACGGCTGCCCGCGGTGCTGGCCGGGCCGGAGCGGCTTGTAGACGTGCAGGACATCGGCCGCCGGCGCGCGCGTGGTCTCGCCCGCGTGGGCGAACATCAGCCGCTCGCCCGGATGCTCGCGGTGGAGGTGATAGGCCACACGGCGGCCGATCCGGTCGAACTCGATCCCGGCCCGGATGACGTTGCCGTTGGGCAGGTTCTCGTTCTTCGTTGTGGGCAGGTGCTCGGCTTCGAGCAACTGGAGCTGAAGCGGGACAGTCAACCCGTCCTCGGGCCGCCGGTGGCGCAATCGCACCAGGCACTCTCCGCCCTCGATCGTGGACCGGCAGACCAGCGCTTGGAGCCCGTAGAAATCGGTCAGCCCGGCGGCGTCGGCCTCGTCGGTCCAGCGCAGCCACAGTTCCTGAAGCGCCCGCTTCACCGCCGCGTCCGGGTACTTCGCCTGGGGCTTGATGCCCGTGCCCACCGCATTGCCGACGAAGCTCTCGACCGCGTTGCTGGCCCAGGCGTTGCGGCGCACCATGTCGCGCGAACGCGAGCGCAGCGCGTCCCCGCCCCCCGCAACGAGGGCATTGATGCCTTCGGACGCTGGACTCCAGCCCCGCGTGCGGCGCGTACTGGCGGCAGCCTCGTAACCCGAGAGCGCGCGAACCGGCGCGCCCAAGGCCGCCCGCACGAGATTGCGCCAGTAGCCCATCAGAAACCTTTGCTCGTGTAAGCCCGGATCACGCGGGCGCGCGGCCGGGCCGGATCCGCCGCCGCCATCGCCGCCTTGACCTCGGCGATCGCCTTCTTGAGTTCCTCCACGCCGCGGTACTCGATGCTCCGGCCCTCGAACGAGACCCGCAGCGTGCCGCTGGCCAGCGCCGCCTCCAGCGCCTCCAGTTGGGTTGGGGTGTAGGCCATGTCAGTTCTGCATCCAGTTCGAACGGACCGTGACGCGGCGCACACGGCGGGGCGGAGGCGAGGCCGCCGGTCCCGGTTGGGCCGCAGGTGCGGGCAGCAGCGCCTCGAGCTCCCGCCAGTGCCGCTCACTGAAGCGGTCGAGGCCGTAAATGCTGGCCGCCGCCCGCGCATAGACCCTACAGTCGAGGGCCTCATTGCGCCGGTTCGGCCCCACCACCCAGTGGCCCTTGACCAGGCTCTCCGCGGTCAACTGCCGGAAGTAGTCTTCCTCGTAGCGCGGGAAATGGCAGTAGCCTGCCGGGAACGGCTCGCCGCTTTCCTCCGTCGGCGGCGCCAGGCGCAGGCGGCTGTAGAGTTCCGCCTTCGCCACCGGCGTGCCGAGCGTCCACAAGCGCGTGCCGCGCCGTTTGCCCGCATCCACCGGCGAGGCGCCCAGGATCAGCCGGTCCGTGCGCGCCGTGCCTTTCACCGCCACGGCGGTCTTGGGACTCGCGGCCCGCGCGCCCGCCGGTCCCCAGGAGGCCTGCGGATGCCCGCGCACCCAGTCGTAGGTGAGGCGGGGATTAAAACCGGAATCGACGCACAGCACCCGGACCGGCAGCCGCATGCCGCCGGCGTGTGGAAACTCTTCGTCCAGCAGCGCATCGAGTTGCCGCCAGACATCCGCCCGCGCCGTGTCGCCTGACAGCACCCGGTAGTCAACCGACCACGACTCCTTGCCGCGGCCCCAGGCCACGACCTCGACTTCAATACGGTCGCGCTGGACGTCCGCGCCGGCCGTGAGAAACAGCCCTCCCTGCGGGACCGTGCCCATCGCGTAGTCCTCGCGCCGGTCGTAGAGCGGCTGCCAATCGGGCGCGTCGCCGCGCTCCTGCCACGATTCGCCCAGCACCAGGTTGACGAACGACTTCAGCCGCTCGACGTCCTTCTGCGCCTTCTCCCAGTCCTCGGCGGCCCGCTCCCACGCGTACCAGCCCACCGGACTGTAGAGGCTCGACAGGTGGTAGCCGCGCGTGCGCCCGTCGCCTTCCGCCGCGGGCCGCCACTCGCCACGCGCCAGCATCGCGTTCTTCTGGTGATTGAAGATGGCCTGCTCACACGCGATGCAATGGTAGGCCGCCTTCCGCGACTCGCCCTTGGGCCAGCGCAGCCGCTCGAACTTCAGCACCTGGAACTCGCCGCAGTGCGGGCACGGGGTCCAGTAGCGCCGCTGGTCGCTCTCGGCGAACGCCGCCTCGATCCTACTGAGTCCGGCGACCAGCGGCGTCGAACACATGAACACCTTGCGACGCGAGAAGGTGCGCGTGCGCGCGAAGGCCAGGTTGATCGGATCGCCCTCGCCGTCGACGTCGCCCGGATAGGCGTCGATCTCGTCCAGGAACAAATACCGGACGGCCATCGAGCGCAGCCCCACGGCGCTGTTGGCCCCGGTCATCACCAGCACGCCGCCGGGGAACTCCTTCGACAGAACCGTGTTCCCGGAGTCGCGCGAGCGCGGCCTCTTCACCAGTTCGCGGAGTACTTTGCTCTCCTCGATCAGCGGGTCGATGCGCTGCTTGGAGTTGCGCTTGGCGAGTTCGACCGTCGGCTGCACCACCATCATCGGCCCCGGCGACTTGTGGATCACGTAGCCCACGAAGTTGTTTCCCGCTTCCGTATTGTGGGTCGGGATCATCGATCGGCCAGCCAAGAACAGATGACTGGGGGAGTCGACGGCGATACAACGGACTGGAACAGAAGGAATCGGTTTGATGTCCACCACGCGGCGGCGTTCGGTTTCCGTAGGGCGGCGGCCACTGCGGGAAACCAGGCGAGCCGATTTGCGGCGCAGGCGGAAGACAGCCAGGTCATCGTAGACCATGAATGAGATCCGCCAACCCTCCCGCACTCTGCATGGCCGGCCAAGTATGCGCCGCTCATGCCCCTCCCTGTTGTAGATGGTGGCCTTAACCCCGAGGGTCATTAACAACTCGTACACCGCGTCTTTCAACGCCGGATTGTGGGTGGAGAATTCACACCGCCCCTTCTTGGTGATGTGGCCGTCTGAATCCATCAGGCCTTGCAGGAGCGCGAGACGTTGGCTCAATCCCGCTCGAAGGTAAACGGGCGGAATGTGCTTGTTCTTGAGAAGTCCGAGGGCCCGGAGTGCGCCGGCGAAGTACGTTTCGCCTTCGGCAACCACCACCGCGCCAAACGTCCCATCCGGCCGCCGCTCCCGCAAGCGCCCACCGTCGATCAGGACGTTGGCTGACTTCCCCTTGCGCCACCACGGCAGCCGGTACTCAGCCCGGACACCGCCACCCGCCAGCAGATCCGCCACTTCACGGTCATCCTCATGGATTGTGATGTGGTTCATCAAAGACGATCCGTTTCCCAGCCAGTAGCCCAGTAGGTAGGGGTCCAACGGCAGATCCGCCTGCGGCAGCGAGAGGGGCCCGGCGATGTCAATCGCAAAGCGATTCCGCTCTCCGCACGGCCCGGCTTTGTGACGTGGATACATCGCCGCAGTGGTCGCCCTGACCAGGTGGCGCTTCTCTGTCCCCAGGTCGTCCCAGACGATCCAGCGGTGGGACCCGTCCGACACTAGCGTCGAGTGATCGGAAAACGTCATCGCGTAGCAGTCGCGCCCGAAGAAGACCTCCGAAACACCCGTCACGCGCACCGGCTGGCCATTCTCGTCAAAGACGGTTTCGCCGGCTTGGATCGTGCCCATGGTCGTCCAGCCCTGTGCGGTGGGCACGGGAGTATCGAGCGCGAGCGGGCCGCCGATCTGACTTCCCTTCATGAACACCACGCGCTCCACCGGCGACGACGGCGACAGCGCGTCCATGATCTCGCGCAAGTACGGCGTGCGCTCCGTGCGCCAGGGGCCCGGCTCCGCCGCCGCTTTGCCCGACAGCCGCCGGTAACGGTCGGCCCACTCGGAGACCGTCAGCAGCGGGTCCGGCTTCAGGCCCGCCCGGAACGCCTCGCCGTAGACCTCAGTGGCTGTCTGCGCCGGCCAGCTCATCGAGCGCCTTTCGAATCTCCCCGGTCAGCATCTGGTGCACTTTGTCCGCATCGCTCTCAGCCGCCAGCGTGGCCGCCAACCGGTCCGGGATGTTGAGCAGGTTGTCGCGCGCCGTGCGCGCCCTGGTGAATGCCGCCACCTGCACCTCGTCACGGCTGACCAGCTTCGCCGTCTTCTCCTCGAACTCGATCTTGGCCAGCCGCGCCAGGTAGTTCTCGCGGATGGCCCGCGCGCGGAAGTAATCGAGCCCGGCCCCGGCCGGGGCCTCGGAGGGCTCCCTGGCCACCGGAGCGGCGGGTTTCGCCGGGCGCTGCCCAGGCCGCGTCTTCGTATCCCATTCGGCATCCGCGCGATCACGGTCGATCAAGCCGTCCGCGTGGGGGGCGATGCGCCCGGAACGGATCGCCTTCTGCACCGCCGCCAGGCTCACGCCGCGATGCTGGGCATACGCGCGCAGGCTC